GTACTGGTCGCGAGTCCGAACCCGGTCGAACACGGGCGCTCCGTCACCATGACGGCAACCGTGGCGCCCGCGGCCACCGGCTCGGTGACGTTCAAGGACGGCGCGACTACGATCGGCACCGGCGCCCTCGACGACGCGGGCGTGGCGACGCTATCGCTCTCCTCGCTGTCCGTCGGCACTCACGCGCTGACGGCAACGTACGAGGGCGACGAAACGTACGATCCCTCGACGTCGGAGCCGGTTTCGCTCGTCGTCAAGTGGGAGCCGAAGACCGTCCAGACCCGCGACAGCATCGTCGCCGCGCTGGCCGCTCTCACCGGCATCAAGGACATTGCGGACGTCATGCCGGCGGCGCAGGTGTCCGACTGTTGGTTTGTCGCGAAACGCAAGCCCGCGGTCCTCGTCGTCTACGGTGGCTGCAGGACCGTCGGACAGGCGCCCATCGGAACACGTACTTTCACTCCGGTCGAGCAGGACTGGTACATCGTCACGGTCTCTCAGAGCTTTCGGACCCCCACCGAAGCGTTCACGCTAGAGTACGGCGCGGACGCTCTCGCCGAAGCTGCACGAGCGATCCGTGGAGTGGCAATCGGGCCGAGCGAGGCGAAGAACTTCACGTTCTTGAAGCTCGTGTCCGAGGCCGTCTACGCGCCAGAGGGGCGACCCGAGACGGGCGGACCCGTGGCGTACGTCTGTCACTACCGCACGTCTCAAATGATCGTCTAACCATGTGCATGAACATGCACCAAGGAGGCAACTAACATGACCGTTCCTGCCGTTGGGGCAAACTCGGCGCTCGTTCTGGGCTACGAGACAACCTACGGAGTGGCAGCCGAAGCGACCGACGGTCGCAAGGTCGGTTTCAACTCCGAAAGCATCAAGGGTTCTCAGGCTCTCATCGACAACCCGACGCTGTCGGGCGATCCGAACCCGCGGGACGCTGCCCGCGGAAAGATCGACGCTGCCGGCTCGATGGTGGTCGTTCCGAACCTCTCGACGGCGGTTCTGCTGTCGCAGGCGGGCCTCGGGACGCTCGGTTCGGCCGACCATACGACCTATTGGACGCACACCACGTCCATCGGCGCCGGCGCTCTTCCGAGCTTCACGATCGAGAAGGAGATCGCCTTCGCCGACGCGTCCAAGTTCGCGACCATCCTCGGGTGCGTCGTGGACAGCTTCAAGATCTCCGGAAAGCAGGACGGGTTCCTCCAGTTCGATCTGGGCTGGGTGGGCGCCGAGGCTGTTACCGCGCTCGCGGACACGTCCGCTTTCACAACCCCTGACGACTGGACGGACGAACTCCAGTTCGAGGGCATGCAGCTGGCGGCTGCCGATGTCAAGCTCGGCGGATCGGCGATCGACTCGCTTCTGGAGTTCTCGATCTCCGTCAGCAACAACGTCTACAAGGATCACTACGTCATGGGCGGGGCGGGGAAGCGCGTCAGCGCGCCTCGCGGTCGCGCCAAGGTCGAAGTCACGGTCAAGGGGATCCTGACGGACACGACGCTCTACGCGCTTCTCGTGGCCGGCACCCCGATCGCTCTCGACATGACGTGGAACATCGGCACCAACCAGTCCCTCCAGATCATCGTGCCGCGCATGACCCCGGATCTCACGACGCCCTCGATCGACGGCGACGGGCCGCTCATGCTCGACGCGAAGTTCACCGCGTCGAAGGATTCGGGCGCCGGGACCGCGATCAAGCTCGTCACGAACAACAACATCGCCGACACGAAGTACGCAGTCGCCGCGTAATCGCAACCCGGAGGGGCGGACATCCACGCCCCTCCTCTTTTCCCCCCGCCGCCAGAGTCGGGGACACAAAGGAGCGTTATGGACTTCACCAAGGCTTTCACCCTCAAGAACGGGGACGTCATCACGATCGCCGCGCACACCGACGACCGCGTCGGCATGGCGCTGCGCCTCCTCAAGAAAAAGAACATCAAGATCGAAGGGTTCGACGCCGATCTGGAGAAGAATCTGGAGTTCAAGCTCGCGCTGGCCTCCGTCCTTCTCGTCAAGGTCGAGACGAAGACGCCCGCTGGCGATCTCGCCGAACTGCCGCTCAAGGATCACCCGGACTTCCTCTCGAAGCGCCCGACAGCCGCGGACTGGGTCATCACGAAGTCCAAGGAAGTCCAGCTGGAGGCCGCTCAGTATTTCGAGGTCGAGGAAAAAAACTCCTAAAGGTCGCTCGCGCTATGTGGGAACGCTCGTCGCAAATCTGGGAGTGGCACACGGTCTGTGATCCGTGCCGAAAACTCGGACAGAAGCGCCACAAGACCGACGAGCCTGTGTGTCTGGAATCGGGTGGGGCTTGCGTAAGAGAGGCCAAGCTCCCCCCGCTTCCAATCGTCCCGCTCACGGCGCGCGCGACCCGCGCCCTACGCCTCTTCTTCGAGTGCAGCACTCAGTGGCGAACATCCTTTGGCGGACTGACCGGACTCGACTACCCGTCGTGTCGCATGGTCGCGAAGAACATCGGGATCGAATGGAATGACACCTTTCCTCTACTCCGCGTTCTTGAAGCGTCGCGCCTCCGGTACGCGAACGAGGAGATAGAGAAGAAGCGCGAGCAGGAAGCAGCAAAGAGAAAGTAAATGGCCGAGCGCATCGAGATCGACCTGACGGCGACCGACAACGCGTCGCCAGAGATCGAGAAACTTTCCAAGGTAATCAGCAACCTCGGGGACGTTCTCGCTCGGCAGCGGGCGCAGGCCGAGGCTACCGCGAAAGCGATGGCCGACGAGGCGTCCACCACGCTGAAGTCCCAGCAGCTTGCCGACTCCGCGTTCGCGAAGCGCATCGCCACCGCGGACAAGATGGCGAAGCAGCTGCGCGAGAACCTCGCGCTGATCGAGAAAGCGGAGAACGCAGAAGCCGCCGCTGCTATCAGGGCGAACGAGAAGGCAGCCGCTTCCGCCCTCGCGCGCGTGAAGCAGCAGCAGGCCGCATGGGACAAGTACCGCGCCGATCAGCTTGCCGGCTCCGCGAAGCAAATGGCCGCGATGGAAGCGCAGGCGGCTGCGTCCAGCCAGACCGTCAACAACCTCCTCATGGGACTCTCCGGCTCCAGCATGCTGATGATGGGCGGGGCACTCGGCGCCGGCCTCGCCGCTGGAATGCTCGGCAGGGCGTTCTTCGGTGACGGCATCGAGTTCAACACCCTCATGGAGACCTCTAGGCTGGGAATCGCGGCCACGCTCTTGACGGTTCGCCAATTCACGGACGAGCGCGGCAAGGCACTCTCGGTAGAGCGCCAGTATTCTACCGCGATCGGAGAATCCGAGCGCGTCTTGGCGCTTCTGCGGAGTGAGGCGTTCCGGACTACCGGCACGATGGAAGACCTTGTTAGGGCGTACCAACGCCTGCAAGCCGGCGCCGGAACATCCAAAGCCACGTCGGACCAAATCGTTACACTCGTCGGATCGCTGTCGAACTTCGCGAAGGTGACAGGCACGGAACTCGACGAGGTCGCATCGCAGGTCAACCTCGCCCTCATGGGTGTGACGCGTTCGACCGGCAAACTCGGCGCGTTCCTGCGCTCGCAAGGAGTCACACCCGAGATCCTGCGCCAATGGAGAGACTCCGGAACTGCCGTAGAGAACATCCTCAAAATCTTCGCCCGATTCGAGGAGATGGGACCGCAGATCAACAGAACCTTCGCGGGCGTCAAGTCGAACCTGCAAGACGTGTGGCAACAGTTGTCGGGCGCGTTCACAAAGCCGATGTTTGACATCGGACGCGATGCCGGCCAGCAACTCGTGGACGGATTCACCGAAACTGTGAACGGAAAGCAGCAGTTGTCGAACGCGGCGTCCGCTGCGGCGCAAAGCGTCGGCGTACTATTCGTCTCGGGCATTGAGCTTTCCCTGCGCCCGGCACAGACGCTTATCTCCGGTATCTTCACGCCGCTCCGTGGCGTGCCGACGTCGTTTTACGACATCGCGAAGGCGATCGTTTACGTCGTCGCATCACTCGCTACGTTTCAGTCCGGTCTTTACTACATCGCAACGTACGTAGTCCGCTTGTTCGTGAGCAGTGCTGTCGAGGGGTTTCAACAGATTATCGAGGCAATCGCTCGAACAATCGGTGCGCTCTCGAACATCGCGTCCAACCTGCCCGGCGGGGAAGTCATGGCGACCAAGCTAGCGGGCGCGACCGCTGCGCTAGTTAGATTCAAGGAGTCTCTCAACGGCTGGAAGATTCAGGGCGGTTTCGTAGAAGGCTGGACGCACATCTGGGAGTCGATCGTTGGCGGCGCAGAGAAAGCCATCGACAAACTCAACGCACTAGAGAATGCGGCCACGAAGGTCGTTGGTCCGGGCGCCCCGTCTAAGCCCGGCGGCGGCACGGGCGGCGGCGACCAGTCGAAGCTCGCTTCGCTGATGACGACGTGGAGCGACTTCATGGCGAAGTACAACGCGCGCCTCGACATGGGCGGACTCGTTGGCTTCGACCGCCAGATCGCGGAGATCAAGGCGAAGTACGCTGCGATGGTCGCGGATCTCGACAAGTTCGTCGCCAAGCTCCTCGACTCCAAGGAGATTAAAAATAAGCCGACGGTCATCAAAGAGATCATGGATCAGGTTAACGCGATGCATGTCGCGACGCAGAACGCCACGCAGGGCGACGAGTTGGCTGCCCTCCGGAAGGTCGAGGCGGAATTCAGCGAACACATCCTAGCCGTTCGGGCGCTCGTGCGAACGAGCGACGAAGATCAAGTACAGGCCGAGCTATCCTCCAAGATGCGTCAGCTTGCAATCCAAAGGACGTACTTCGAGGAACACAAGAACGCGCTGTATGCGGATTCCGAGTTGGCGAAGAGAATGGCGCAGGAACTCGCCGATGCGGAGATCAGCATTAAGGAGATCGCTAGGCTTAAATTGGACGCGATCGACGCAAAGCGCGTTGGCGATTGGGAACGGTATCAGCGCGACCTCGTCGAGATCGCGACCCGCGAAGGCAAGAACCTGACGGATGCCACGAAGGGTGCGCTGGAGAAGACGAGCCACGAGATGTCCGCGGCGGCGACCACGTTCTCCGCGGGCATGGCTGCCGGGTTCAAGAAGATCGAGACGTCCATCAAGGACTTCGGCGCAAGCGTCTCGGACATGGTAGTCGGCGTTTGGGATGCGATCGGCCAAGGTATCGACACGGGGATCTTCGACATCATCAGCGGGCGCGCGAACGAACTCAAGGACGTCCTCAAGAGCGTTTGGGACGACATCCTGCACGTCTTCTCGCGGTTCGTGACCAACATGGTCAAGGAGTGGCTGTGGGGCCAAATGAAGATGGCCCTCGCGAGTCGCGGCGCCAACCAGTCGTCGAGTTCGAGCGGTTTTATGATGGACACAGGAAGCATGCCGAGCGAAGCGACCGGGGCCGATTTTCTCGGTAGCGGTCTGACGCCCGGACAGTTCGGGATCGGAGCCGGGATCGGAGCCGGGATCGGCGCTACCGCCGGCGCCGGCGGCGGCTTAGGCGTACAGATCGGCAGTACCCTGATCGGCGCCGGAGTTGGCATCACCGCGATGGCCTCCGCGATGGCCGGCGCCCTCGTGGTGCCGGTGGTGGGATGGGTGGTCGCTGCTATCGGAGCGATCGTCATCGGGGTAACGAAGCTCCTCCAGAAGTCCACGCAAGAGTGGACGACCCTAGAGGGCAAGGACATCGGCCCCACCAGTGGCGCGCAAGGCGTCCAGATCTGGAATCGCTACGGAGAGATCCTCGGCGGTCTTTCGGACCTGAATAAGGCCGGCGGGGGGAAGGGTACCGACATCATCTCCTACCTTCGGGGGGGCCAGATCCCGGACGAGTTCCTGAGATCCACGTACATCAAGTACGGTTCCGGGTCGAACGAAGACACCGCGAAGCTCTGGGACCAGTACGTCAAGAACTTCTTCCCGAAAACGCTGCTCTCGATGGCATTCGGCCAGACCCCGACCGGCGGCTACGAGTCCTTCCCCGGCATCGGCGGGAACTTCAAGGGGATTCCAGACTTCGAGAAGGGTTCGTTTAGCGAGTCGTCTCCGATCGTGCAAACGCTACGTGCGCTCGGGTTCACCACCGAGAAGATCCACGAGATCGCGAGCAACATTGACTCGCGCGACGCGGACGATTTTATCGCGTGGCTTAACAAGATGCTGACGGTCGTCAAGGGTTTCGATGACCTCATCGCCGACTACAGCGCCATCTCGACAGTCGCGGGCGCGTTCAGCGTCATCGACGCGAAGAAGAACGAGTCCCCGGCTGCCGCTTTTGCGCAGTCTGCGCAGGACATCAAGGATTCGGCTGGTGTGCTCGGCCTGCTGACCGGCGACGAGCAGTTGAGTCGCGCGAAGGACATCATGGATGCCCTGAGGGCGCGCTACGACGCAGAGATGAAGTTCATCGGTCAGGTCAAGGACGCGATGGAGGCGTTCTCCACCCAAATCGCGACAGACATCGCCGCGATGGACAAGGCGATGATGACGCCAGCGCAGTACGAGGACCAACTGCGCGGGAAAGTCGCGAACAGGCCGGACTTCACCGGCAACAACGACTACGCGGACATCGTGAAACAAGGAGACGCGGCGCGCGCGAACATCATCGAGCTGTTCAACATCCTCGCGACTCGCCTACAGCAGATCAACGGTATCATCGCCAATCTCGACGTGACGATTGCCGCCTTCCGCGACCACGCTGGACTGTGGTCGGAAGCGAGCGGCGAGAACTCGACCGTATACGCATTCACCAGCGGCGTCAACAAAATGACGAGCATGGTTGACAAGGCTTTTTCGCAGTCGGGCGACGAGCAGATCAACACCATCAACGAGGTCGCGCAGGTTGCCGCGCAAAGGTACGCGCAGGAAAAACAGCTGCTACAGGAGATCGCCAGCACGATCGCGAGCATTCACGCGGGTATCGGCACTGACATCTTCGACATCCAGATGTCCACGCAGACGAACCAGCAGAAGGCCGTCACGCTCTACAACGAGATGCAGCGCCTCTACGCTTCTCTCGACGAGGCGCAGTCGCCGTCCGAGGTGAACTCGATCGTGTCGCGTATCCGGCAGCTTGCGAGCCAGTATTACGCGCTCTTCCCCGAGGGTGATCCGAACCGTGACGCGGCGCAGCGGTTGACCATCAGCATGCTGCAAGCTGCGGAGAAGAAGTCAACGGACATCCTAGCGAAGTGGGGCAAGGACGTAACGGATGCCGGCGACGCGTACTCGAATGAGCTAGACAGAGCGAAGACGCTCATGCATGACGCCGCGGATGCGGTGACCACCGAGATGAACCACCTGAAGGACGACCTGAAGACACTTGACGAACTCGTGAGCGGCGCGCTCACCGGGATCGTCAACGACATCATCACGACCAACGAGGGACTCAACGAGGTGATGGAGAAGGCGAAGGGTTACTTCACCGGCGTCAACGACGCGGCACTTGCGTTGGGGAATAGTTCCAAGAACGGCAGTCTCGATACGCTGGACGCGTCCGCAACTAGACTCACGGCCACGTTCGACAACATGGCCGCGACCCTGTCGGCGATTATGAACGGACAGCCGCCCCCGGCGAACGCCACGGCGACGGTTCCGGTCACGACGCAGAATTGGGCGAAGACCATCAAGCAGAACCCATCGATGATGTACACGCGTACCGGAAAGGCTGCGTAATGACGTACAGCATCGCCAACAACGCGAACGACCAAGTCGTTAAAACGTTCCTGCTCGTCCAGATCGATTTCGAGGAGACGGTCTACTGGACGGACTGCGACATCCCCATCGTCACTACCGGAGGGGAGGGGGACGCACCCGCGGCACGCTGGGAACCGACCGGAATCAAGGTCAGCGGAATCACCACCCGGCAGTCCGACTCGAACCTCGCGTCTATCGAGATCCAGAACGCCGACAACTTCATGTCCGCGATCATGTTCAGCACATCCTCGCCGGTCGGCGCGCGCGCGCGGGTCTACGAAGCGTGGTTCGATCCGACGAAGACGAGCGCGATTCCGGACGACACGAAGCTCCTACTGGACGGTCTCTGTGGCGGCCCCGAACTTAGCAGGTCCGGCGACACGGCTACCGCAACTCTGCGCGCACTCCGCGGACTGCTCGGATCGCGCGTGATCCCGCGGCGCAAGGTGGTCGATCTCTGCATGTTCGACTTCAAGGGGAGCGTCGGATGTCAGTATGCCGGCGCCGCCACGGAATGCGATCGGACCAAGGCGACGTGTACTTCCCTCGGCAATCAAGCCCGCTTCGGCGGCTTCCCTTGGAACAACGGAGCGTAAGATGGATCTGTACCCTCAGACGCCGGTCCCCTCGGAGGCGTCAGACTTCTCCGACGAGTTCAAGACCATCGACGGCGGGGATTGGGAAAACGGCGCGATTGCCTCAAGGCCGGCACGCCTGTACCCGAAATACTCGGCCTCGCTCATCTACTCGGAGCGCGACTTCTCGGAGTTCTACGCTCTGTACGAGTTCTTCATGTCGCAGCGCGGGCGCTCGGGACGCTTCGCCTTCGCGGACTTCAACGGACACGACGCCTCGCCCGTCGGCATCGCGTGGCCGAAACTGCTCGTGGGTGTCGGCACCGGCGCGCAGACCGCTTGGGACTTGCCGATGATGAACTCTTCCGGGTACGACACCGGCGCCTCGGGCGGCGACCCCGGATACGGAATCTTCGTGGACGGCACACGCCGAGCGCGCGGCACCGGGGCCACGGAGTACGCGTTCGCGTCCGGAACTGGCGCTAACGGGCGCGACAAGGTCACGTTCGTCACGGCGCCGACCGCCGGCCAGATCATCGAGTGGCGCGCAACCGGACGACGCGTTGTGCAGGCGCGGTTCGTGGTGGACAAGGCGACGTTCCAGTCGTTCACGAACATGATTACGAAAACTGGCTTGCAGGTCGAAGAGGTGCGCTGGTAATGACAATAGCGAAATTCACCGGCGACCCGGCGATCTTGATTGCGACAAAAGAGCCGGATTGGCCCGGCCCGGTCGTCATTCCGACCGCGACTGGTCCGGCCTATCCGCTGCCGATCGAGTCTACGTGGCCGGATCCGGAGCCGAAGGGCGTGCTGCCGGTCGTCTACGGGCACCGACGCATCCACGGGCAAATGGTCGCCGGGATTCTCAACGACTGGTTCTCCGGACAGGGGAGTTTCGTTATTTGCGAAGGCCCGATCAACGCGGTCCTGAACTGTTGGATCGGCCCGTGGAAGCTGTCGGCCTCTAACACGCTCATCACGACCACGAACTATCTCGGCGCGTCCACGCAAACCCCGAGACCGTGTACCGCGTGGGTCAAGATCCACGTCTCTGCGTCCAGCAACGGAAGCTCCCCCGGCTGGCAATACTCGCTTCCCGAGACGGGCTTCTCGGACGTCGAGTTCGAGATCGAGGGACTGAAACTAAAGGATCCCGCGAACCCGACGAACCCGGAGACCTACTCGAACAACCCGGCATGGGTGCTGCGCGACTTCCTGACGCATCCGGTCCACGGATGCATGGTCAGCGAGGATCTGATCGACGACGACAACTTCGCCGCCGCGGCCACGAAGTTCAACACGCTCGGCTATACGATCAACACGATCATCTCTTCCGAGACGAACGTCCAGAACTTCATCGACATGATGCGTACGGCCTGCCGTGCGGAGATCTACTTCGCGGACGGCAAGTACCGTATCTTCATCGACGACACGCAGAGTACGGTGGTCGCCGCGTTCGAGTCGGGTCGTTCGGATGGTGCGGACAGCAGCACGGTGAACTGTAGCAACGTGAAGTATTCGTTCGCCGATCCGACGGACATGCCGACACGCGTGACGGTCGAGTTCCCCGACGCGGCGAAGAATTGGGAATCGAACACGGTCACCGTCGAGCATCCGGGTCTTTCCGAGAACCCCCCGACGGTCGAACTTCTCGAGTCATCCTACAAGATCGACGCGATCACGAACGCTGTGCAGGCCCGCCAGATCGCGCAGTACCTCCTGCGCTTCACGGGAATGGGCCTGTTGCAGGTCGAGTTCGACACGGCATGGATTGGCGTTAAGCTCGGGCGCGGCTCGCTCATCACGCTCCTGACCAGCGACGGACTCGGCACTGTCGGCACTCCGCAGACGATGATCGTCAACGACACGGAGCGCAACTCGGACGGCACGTATCACGTCTACGCGCGCCAGTACGATTCCGACCTGTATTCGACGGGGTCGTTCACGCCGGACACTCCGATCGAGACGTCGCTGGCGAACCCATTCGAGGCGCCGGATCCCCTCGCTGACGTGGTCGCGTGGACGAAGGAGATTGCGGTTCCGGGCGAGCCTGTGACGGTGGATTATTGGGCGGGCTTGCAGTATACGATCCCGACGGATGCTCGCGCTGACCACATCGTCGTTAGGGGAGTCAACCAAGTGTCCGGTGGCGCCGAACCCGAATGGGACGATACGGACATGGAGGCCAGCGAGATTCGCATTCCGCTGACTGGTAACGCACCATACGGAGGCGGAACCACGGGGTACCTTTACCATCCGGCGGTGCGCGCGTTCGTGATGATCGCTGATTTCGCCCCCGGCAGCGGGTACGTCGGCAGTTCCGAGTATCAAGTTGCGCACAAAATTATCGCGCGAGTTGCAAGTAAGCATAACGTCCCGTCTACGGAAGCAAGCGATTATGTCGCCGCTTCGTTGAGTCCGGAACTATTCATCGACACGGACGTCCTCGACCTTCCGGAAGTCTCCGACCCAACCATCTCCGACAGCGGGCGGGGTCGCATCGCGTTCGACGCGACGAGTCACGCGCCAGTGTGGTCGCAGAATGGCGGTGCTTGGACACCATTCGGCGGCGGCTCGCCAACGTTCCCCGACCAGCCCGCGAACGAAGTCCTCGCTGGTCCGACATCGGGCGCGGACGCCGCGCCAGCCTTTCGCGCTCTCGTGGCCGCGGACCTTCCTGTGATGGTCGGGGACACGGGTTCCGGAGGCGAGGTGGGCGCGGTGCCGGCGCCGGCAGCGGGCGACGCAACGAAGTTCCTGAGGGGGGACGGTGATTGGGCTGACCCGGCTGGCGGCGGTACCGGATTCACGGTCGTCACGCCTTCCGGCACCGTGGACGGATCCAACAAGACCTTCACGCTCACCGAACCGGACGGCGACTACATCGTGATGGCGGATGGCGAAGTCCTGATCCCCACAAACGACTACACGCTCTCCTCGGGTACGCTTACGATCGTCTCGGGGCGCGCCGCGCCGACGCAATGGATCATCGTGCTGGCGGCGGGAGTCGGCGGCGGGGGCGTCGCGTCGCCCCTCACGACCCCCGGCGACCTGTGGGGCTGGGACACCGCGAACGCACGCATCCCGGTCGGCTCGGATGGGAAGGTACTTTCCGCGGATTCATCGCTCTCGCTCGGGGTCGGGTACAAGGGAGGGCTGGTTCAGATCGCGCAAGTCGTGACGACCGGCTCTCAGGCGACGGTGGACTTC